ATTTTCCTCTTTAAACGAAGAGCGAGTCTTTTCAAGCTAAGCGCTAGAAATAACTCGGGACGGGTGGCTGACGATTGGAGGCCAAGCGGTTATGTGAAGCGGAGCGAATCATAATGAAGATACCTAGCGGAACGGAGTGATGCTAGAACGTAGAGCTAAGTGCTCGTAGATGAATAGTATGTCCGTCATACGATTTCTTAAATGTATATACGCACGATAATATCAACACATAGTATAAAGGAGTTATTTAAAATGTCAGATCACGCATACGCTACTCTGTACCTGTATAGCTGGTTTAATTCTTCGATGTTTAATGTGGATGACGAGTTTATCGACACTGCTTTAAACATAGTATTTGGTGACCTATGATTATTTTTGAAAATGAGCTGTTTCAGCATTTTTTGATTTTATTTGTTGTCGCTGTTTTTATCATTCAAACTACCAAACTATAGGAGTTATTATGTCTAAAGAAGAAAAAGACTATCAATCTGATCCGCATGAAGTGTCGATTACATCAGGTATCAATAAAGCCATTAAAACTGTGTCTAATGCAGGTGTTGTGGTTATATTAGTTCCAGGTGAAATTACGTTCGCTTATGACATTCCTACCTTCGTGTATAATAGTGATAACAACTTACATCCTTGGATGTTGGAAGCGCTAACTAAACACGTTGTTATGATTAAAGCTTCCGATGAAAAGATTCAAAAGACTATCGAAATAAGCAGACAATGCCATTTCGAGCTCTTTACTGTTTTGGACTTTCCAGAACAAAAAGTTAGTGGTTCAGCCTATTCCATGGTTTCATCATTAACCCGAATTTTACAATCGGAACTCGATATGTTCGGAAAGGTTAAAACTGATGTCGCCCCTGAACCGGCTACTGTTGAACGAAGTGCTGAAAAACCAGTTACGTCTGATGTTTCTGAAACACCTGAAGGTAAATTCGGGGCAATAACAAGGAAGTTCAATGGCGTCAATTCTTAGATCGTTAAACTGTGGTCCAGGCTTTAAAAAGCTTTTGGATGAAGATCCCGGACTTAGAAAGTTCGTATCTAGACGTTTTACTGATAGAGGAGTAGAGGTAGCGCCCTATATTTATAGTGACTCACCTGAATATAGACGTTTTGCAAAACGAGAAATCGAGTTGCTACAAGAGTCAGGAAACTTCGTTCCTAAATACGATGATCAGGGAAACGTTACTAATGCCATAGATGAATCTTATCTTAAAATCATGACTATATCTGGTTATCATTCTCATCCACGTCCAGTGGGTATTTATGATAACGTTGAAGCAAGAAATGAAAAAGATTTACCATCAGATTGGCTTAGTCAAGATGCTAAAGACATCTTTGAAGAGTGTTTTGTTCACCTAACCCTCAGAAGAAAAGACGCTTCTCTTCCAGTTAACTCCAAATCTACATCGGCCATGCCATTGTGGACGAAAGAACCAGCTGAAAAACTTCAAGGTATGCAACGCGTTCTAAATTACATGCACGCTAATGCGGATAGAAGTCCTACCATTAGCGAACTCGCTGCTCACCAAATTTATTGTTTTGCTGTCGTTGGATATAGGTCGCAAGTCGATCCTATTGAAAAAGTTCGAATGGTTTCTGTTGGCAAAGGCAAAATTGTCCAAGCAGACAAAAAGACCGACAAGCCTGACATGTCCCGCACACGTGAACGTCCTGTTTATGCTTTTTCATCTGATGTAAATTTAGCATTTCAGTCCCTTTGGGCTGGTATTCAAAAATTTGCTTTCAGTGAATATGAAACTACGTTTAAAGTGCGATATCCCGAAGACGTTGGCGATAGAATGAATAAATTCACTGCTCATACTACCGTTGATGTTGGCGCTTTTGACACAACAGTACCTGATTTTATTCTTGAATTCTTTCTTGAATTGCTTGTTAAATATCAGATACTAACACAATGCGCCGTTACAATGTTAAGATATATGCTTGGTGCGCCGAGTATTAGTCCTTGTCCGTTTCTTGAAGAAGAAGAGTGGTCACCCACTGGTGATTATACTGATGAAGACGCTTATCATTTAAGACGTGGATTATTGTCTGGCATATTCTGCGTTTCCTTCCTGGGGCGTTTGATTATGTCTTCTGAAATGTTATTTAAACTTAACCAAGTTAATAATAATGTTAAAGGCAATGTTGGACGTTATTTTAAACACGAAATGCCTGATGCTGCGATTATCAACGCTTCAGACGACAACTTTTGTGGTGCGTCATCGCATACACTTTTAGACGCATGGATGAAAGCTCCTGGTCATTTTCAAGTGGAACGTGAAGAACACAGAATTTTTCTTGGTTACTTCTACAATTACGAAGCTGGTATGTTAAAGCCATATCCGAATCTAAGTAATTTGATGTTTGTTAACAGAGATTGTCCTGAACGCTCAATTGGCCTGGATGTAGACGACCAACGTTCTGGTTGGTATACTGGTTGGCTTATGGTTAAAGAATTGGGTATCACTCATCCTCTTTATCAAGAAGCTTATGATATCAAAAACCGTGCATGTGAAGAGGTTTATGGTAGACCTTACGAGGCACAGATGAATATGAAGCAAGAGCCGCTTAAAATATATGGTGCGCTTACAGCTGAGGAGAAGTGGTTTTTAACAAACCCCGACTCTATTCATTACAAAATCGATGCGGAAGATATAAGCCCGGAACTTTTAGCTCTTAGATTCCAAGCTCAATCGCCGCAATTAACTAATGACTGGGCTAAAATCATTGCCGGTCCCGGTGTAATATGGATGTAGTTATGGAAACTAAAACTTACTTTACGCATGAATTCTTTAGGAATTTACGCGCTGAGAAGAAAGTCAAACAAGATCTCTTTGCGACCGATCGTATTAACGCCATGCTAGACGGTGTTAGTTTGTCAGGCGAAGAAGGGGATCTAGTATCAATTAGTGATGTTGTCACTAAATTGTTAGCGTCAAACATTTTGCAACAATATGATGACAGAAAGGTTAAAATTGACGATTTAGTTCAACATATCGAAAATTTATCTCCATCTGCTCCACAGTTGAAGCCTGGTGTTTACGTTATTATCGGTAAGACACGTACTGGTAAGACTCAGTGGTTACGTGAATTAATTTCACATGAATCATTAATAAACAACGCTATCCTGTTAAATCATGATGAGCCGAAACTCAAAACCGATGTAATAGGTACGTCTCGTGGTCTTGATGAATTAATCGAATGTTTCGAGTTTATTAAAGACGCTCCTCAACTAAGTGTAATTTGTCTTGATGGTATTCGTACTATTCAGTATGAATCTACGGGTACTACGTTATCTGGTGGTGTAAATAGTGGATTTTTCCGCTTTCTTACAGACGCAGGTAATGCTGCTGTTGATGCTGGCGTTGTGTGTTTGTTTACATATAACCCAAATACTGAACGAGATGAAGCATACCAGGTTGTAACTGCTATGACCGATGGCTCAATTCAAGGTATTATTGACCTTAACGAACGCGTGATCCGTTCGCGCTACCATAAACGTGAAAGTTATTCAATCGATGAAAGTATGTCAATACTTTTTGAGACCAAGCCTGACAATATCCTGTCAATTAATGATCAAAATACTGATACTACGGAGTTATAATGAATACTACTTTTAAGAAAATTGCTGTTTCCCTTCAAGACCAAGGTGTTTTACCAAGTAGTACCATTCTTCCTCAGTTCGACACAGCTATCGTCGACACTCGTGCTTTAAGTGTTGAAGTGCGTTCTCTAATTACTTTAGATGACCACTTACGTCATCGTATTCGTGCGATTGCTGGTGATAATTCTGCGGTATTAGCGGTTTATCATGGTGCTGCCGACTATGATTTTACTTCTAAAGTATCTCGTGAAATCTGGCCCCGCTACATTGATAGCGAGATTAAAACTAACGTTGCTTCTATGACACTTAGTGTTTTAGATGAAATAGTTGGTAAACATCTTAAGGTTAAAGCACCTGCTGTCCAACTGGTGGTTTCCGCTTTGATGGCTTCTATGTTAGAAAAGCAAGGTATGTTGTCATTTGAGTTACCTGAGATATCTGTACGTATACCACGTGAAATGTTTCCATCATTTAAGATGATGAAACACGAAGCATTGGTAAAAGCTACATACGATAGAATTAAAGCAATCGATGTTGAAAAGGTTTTTCATTCTAACTCAACAGGTGCCCTTGCGCTAAAGCCTTTTGCTGAGGTTTTCGCCGAATATAGTC